GCTTCAGGTCTTTTCGGCATCGGAGACGGCAGCACCACACAGTTTCAACTGCAGCGCCAGATCGGTGGGATGAGAGATATCATTCAGAATTTGAATGGTAATCCGTCTATTTATGACGGTGGGAGTTTACAGACAGCTTTTGCTGGAACTGGTTCAGCGCCTTTGTACTATATAGGTAATGAAAATCTTTTACTGCAGTCGCAGGCTTTCAATTCTTCTCCGTGGGTTTTAGCTAATGGGGGAGGAGCCTCGAATCCTACGGTCACAGCCAATACGGTAGCGGCTCCTGATGGAACGACAACGGCTGATACTATCGCTTTTCCGACTTGCGTGGGCGGTTACACTCGTCTTCAGCAAGCTATACCGAACGGGATTTCAGCCGCAAATGAAACGTTTACATTTTCAATTTGGCTAAAGGCTTCCTCAGGTACGGTATCGATAACGCTGTACATCATTGATGCGTTAGGCGATGGGCTGACGCCTGTCACTGCGACAGCGACAACAACCTGGACAAGATTTTCTGTCACGGGAACGTTTGCTGCGGTTCTTCCTGCCTATACCAATAATGTTGGTTTACTTTTTCAGTCTCAGAATCAGGGTGCGGTAACCGTATACGCTTGGGGAGCGCAGATGGAAAGGTCGGCAGCGGCTTCCGGGTATTTGCCGACAACCACGGCGATCTCTCAACCGCAGGGTGTAATTACTTTTGTCACTCCCCCAGCAGCAGGCCACCAACTTAGTTGGGCAGGAAACTTCTACAATCGTTGCCGTTTTGACGATGACGAGTGGGGCGATCTCGAAGAATACGTTTATCAGATCTGGCGGATGCCATCTCTTAGATTCAGAACGGTGATTTTATGAAGAATCTTCCTGCGGCTTTGCTTTCTTTTCTTCAAACTAACAATAGTTACGGACGAGCTGATCTATTTTCGGTCACATTGGGAAATGGTCAGGTGATTCGGGCAACGAATTGTCAAACTGACATTTCGTATGGAGGTAATTTTTATTACAGCTCACTCTATGGATCGTGGGAAAGAGGAAGCATAACAACGGAAGTTTCTTTCGATCTGAAAGCCGGCGATATGGACTTGGATGTTTTTGCTCCGTCCTCGGTCCTATTTCCAGGAACTTCAATTTCATTAATGCAGTGCGTAACCGCTGGACTTTTCGATGGGGCTGCAGTGAGAGTGTACACTGCGTATTGGGCTGCCGGGGCAATTCCGAATACGCTTCTCGGAGTTGAGACGAAGTTTGTCGGTCAGATAATGAATTTCAAACCGACTGGAAGATCTAAAGCAAAATTTTCCGTAGCGGATATGCTTTATCTGTTGAACATAAAGATGCCTTCTCGGTTGATTCAATCGGGTTGCCGTCACACCCTGTATGACGATAACTGCACAATGAATCGGGCATCTTTTTCAGCGGCTAGGACTGTCGCGGCTGGATCCACGACGAAAACGATTAATTTGAACTCAGCGGTTACAGCGAGCGTTTTCGCTCAGGGATTTATACTTTTTACTTCGGGACAGAACAACGGTCTTGTTCTAGCTATTAAGTCGCAGCCCTCAACAACACAGATTGTTTTAGCCGGGGTCACGCCCCTGTTTCTTACCATCGGTGATGCTTTCACGATGTACTATGGCTGCGACAAATCGCAGTCAACGTGTAAGAATACATTCAATAATCTTATCAACTTCGGAGGTTTTCCATTTGTGCCTAATCCGGAGTATGCGGCATGAGGACTGAAGACGAGGTACGGAAGGCGATCATCGAGGAGGCACTGACCTGGTGCAACACGCCTTTTCATGACCGTGCCGGGATCAAGAATGTCGGCGTTGATTGTGCTTATCTTCCTATTCGGGTTTTGAATTCTGTTCGTTTTCTTCCTGAGGAGATTCCGGATCCGGATCCGTATTCTCCGCAGATTATGCTTCATTCAAAGGAAGAGCTTTATCTTCCTATCGTTAAAAAGTACATGCATGAGATTCAAGAGTCTGAAGTCAAACCAGCAGACTTTGTTTTGTACCGAGTCGGACACTCTTTTAGTCATGGAGCTATCGTCATTGAATGGCCGAATTTTGTAATTCATCCTGTTCGGGATCGCGGAGTGATTGGATCGCATGGGATCGAAGAAGGATTTCTCAGAAGGAGACCGAGGCGATTTTTTAGCCTGTTCTGAATATGAGCGGATTTTTTGGCGGTAAAAAAAATATCATCGAAAAGATGCATGCGATTCGATTGAACGCCGCTATTCTCGGTGTGCCCATTCCTATTTTTATGGGGCAGAACAGACTGACGTGTCGTTTGATTTGGTACAGCGATTTTAAAGCGACAAAAGCTAAGCAGCAAGGCGGCAAGGGTCTCGGTAAGGGAGGCAGTCAGTACGTTTATACCGCATCAGTTATCGGCGCTTTGGCGATGGGTCCGATTTCTGCGCTTTTAAATGTTTGGGATAACACGGGCAGGTATGTCGTTGAATACCAGAGCGAATCGTATACGGTGGGTTCTCCGTACACGTACACGCCGTCAATGGCCTCAGCCTACGGCGTTGATTTCGGCGTTTCTATGTCTACTTCTTATTCATATCCGGTGAATGATTACGGATCCCCCGGTTCTTCTACGTTGTCCGGCACCACGCAGGTTGGAATGACGCCAACAACGGGTTCGCCTACCACGGGGCAATACAAGGTGAACACGGGGACGGGCGTTTACACGTTTTCCTCAGCGGACAACGGAAAATCGGTTCTTGTAAACTACGGTTTTTATCGTTATGTCTTGGCGACGGATGAGCTTTCGATTGTTCCTTTCTCCGGTCCTTATACTGTTACCGTTGACAATTCATCGGTTTATAAAAAGGATCTCGGTGTTAAATATTCGACTTCCGGCGACTCTTTAACTCTGGTGGGATCTTCCCCCGGAGTAGGGCAGTACTCGCATTCTAGTGGAACGTACACTTTTAATTCGGCTGATAACGGTCAGGGGATTGTGATTAGCTACGAGTATACCGATCCAAACACTGACAATAATGCGCCTACAAAAATAAACCTCACTCTCATAGGGGGAACAAAAGGCCAGTCCCCCTGGAGCTACCTGACTTCAAAGCATCCTTCGCAGGCTATCGGTTATACGCAGGTAGCTATGATCGCTTCTTCAGCGCTGTACCTCGGATTTACGCCGCAACTTCCAAATTACAATTATGAAGTTGCTGGTCCGTATCAGGTTGGCGGAGGAATCGTTGATGCGGATCCGGCCAATTGCATCATGGCACTTTTAACCGATCCCGGTTACGGGTTAGGTTTTCCTATAGAGTCTCTTCAGACCAGTAATTATGTTTTGTACTCGCAAGATTTTACGAATGCAGCATGGGTTAAATCAAACGACGGTAGCGTGGCTTCGCCGACAGTCACAGGTAATGCGGCCACTGCGCCGGATGGATCCGTAACTGCAGATCAGATCGACTATCCCACGGTTGGGTTGGGTCATTTCACAGAAGTCACGCAGGCGATATCATCGAAATTTTTCCCCTTTATCGGCCAGCCCGTAACATTTTCGATATGGCTTCGTTCAAGTTCTGGAACTCCTGTTTTAACTTTAAGAAGTGACTCTAACTATCCGGCCACGGATACGAATGTGGTTCTCACCACGACATGGCAGAGGTTCTCGATCACGGTTGTACCCAACAATGGGTCAACTTTTAATTTGAATTTTTATTCGTCGAACAGGTCTGCGTTCACGTGCTACGCCTGGGGAGCGCAATTAGAGTACGGTACGCAGCCACGTGATTACATCCCGACAACATCGGCTCCTGTTGTTAATTCTGTTTTAGATCTTGCCTCTAAATGCTGGAATGCTAACTCATTTTTTATTTCTCCGATTATCGAAAATCAGACTCCATGCGCGGGAATTATAAGTGCTTGGATTAAAGCTGGAATGGTGGGAGCGTTCTGTAGTGAAGGTTTTTTGAAATTTGTTCCCTACAGCGACACCTCGGCTGTCGGAAATGGCGTTCTTTATCAGCCGTCTACTACTCCCGTTGCAAACTTGACGGATGGAGATTTCTTATCGGAGGGAGACTCAGGAAGCGATCCGATCATGGTGACTCGCTCTCCCTGGATGGACGCATTCAATCGAGTAACCGTAACGTATAATGCGAGGGTTAATGATTACAACCCTGAGACTATTTACGAACAGGATGAAGGATCCGTTCAAAGATTCGGTCTGCGTCCTGCCGATCCTGAAAGTTGGGATTTCATAACGACGCTTACGGCTGCGCAGTACGCAGCTTCGATGTGGCTGCAGAGAAACGTCTACATAAGAAACACTTATCAATTTAAACTTCCTTCTTCGTTTCCTTATCTGGAGCCTATGGATGTTGTCACGCTCACAGATTCTATTCTGGGATTGAACGCAGCTCCCGTAAGAATTATAAAAATCGTCGATGATCCTGTTAATGGCTTTGATATAACGGCGGAAGATTTCATCTGGGGTACCGCGCAGCCCGCTTTTAATCCGAAGGGAACGAATACTCCGCCTCCACCGCTTCCCGGGCAGGAAGATCCCGGAGACACAAACGCAATTATATTTGAAATTCCTAATCGGTTAGGGAAACAGGCGGGTCTGCAGCTCTATGGATTTGTAAATGGATCTAACAGCAATTGGGGTGGTTGCAACGTCTGGGTTTCCTTTGACGGTACGAACTATAAGTTTATGACTAGGGTAGATTCTCCCGCAAGAGTTGGCGCTCTTACGAATAATTTGTTGAGCTACGGCGGAACCAATCCTGATACTACGCATACTCTTTCGGTTCAAATGGAAGGGGAAACTCAATTACCGGGGACTACCTCGGCAGGAGCTGCCGCGAATGTGAGTTTGTGCGCGATTGTAGGTTCGGGTCCGACACTTGAGCTTCTTTCTTATAAGGACTCGGCGCTTGTCGGAAATGGTAAATACAATCTTACGACGTTATACCGGGGTGTTTACGGTACGACAGCGATATTGCATTTCACGGATGATTTATTTTGTCGCCTGGATGAGGCTTCTTTTCAAGAACAGTACGATCCGACTTATATCGGTTCAACGATTTATTACAAGTTTACTTCGTTCAATTTGCTTGGGCAGAACGAGCAGAATCTTCCTGATGTTACTCCCTATTCCTTTGTGTTGTCCGGTGCGAATAAGGGAATGATCGATCTGGATACGGGCGCAATTCTTTCTACTATTGGATCTGTTCCTCCTGCGATGGCGGGAAGTTTTTCGTATACCGCGACCACTACCTCGATCACCTGGTCTTGGTCCGGATTAGTTATTTATCGAGCGGATGGAAGTTCAACATCGGTTAACAATGGTTCACAAGTTATCACTGGTTTAAGTGCTTCTCACAGTTATTATTTTTATCCGTACTACAATGAAGTTTCGAAGGTACTGCTGTTTGTGGCGGTCTCGGGAGGAACGGGATCACCCGCAGTAGCGTATTCCACGCAGTCCATCACGGCGACGCAGGCACAGAATTACTCAAATTGTGTTCCATTGTCCACGGGAGGCATGCTCGCCTCTACGCCGTCCTCCGGATCCGGGGGAGGCTCCGGGGGAGGCTCCGGTGGGTGTGTTCGGGAAACGATGCTAGTTGAGACGAATCGAGGAGTTATTTCGTTGAGCGAAGTTTCAGCGGGCGATGACGTGATGGGTCCAGACGGTTGGCAGCGGGTTATGTCCGTTCGTAAGATACCGTGGTCAACGTGGGTCAGGGTAACTCTCAGTAACGGTGAGTGGGTTGACGTTGTTCCGATCCATCCCTTCACTACTTGGCACGGTAAGGCTGTGGTTGCCAGTCAGCTTTGCCTCGGTGATTATTTAACTGGGAGATACGGTGCTCTGGCCATCGTAAAAATTGAGTTGATTGAGGAAGATTCATTCAAGGTTGTTATGCCGGTTGAACCGGATCACATGTATTTTGCAGGCGCACTTAAACCGGGGGTTGCTGTGCACAATCCCATGCAGGGGACGTAATGACAACGAAAAGTTATTATATTGCTTCACTGGAAGTGATTAGAAGGCATCAGAACAAGTTTGCTAGTTCGCACGGTCTGCCGGTGAATCATCCTATTGAAGCTGAGGAGCACACGCCAGCAACGGAATTCGTCTGGCTTGTAGAAGCGGATGAGGGTGGGCATCTGGCGATGGAGCAGGATGCGGATGTTACGATTCTCTCTTCACCTTTGAGTCTGAAACCGATTGATGACGCGCACGTCCAGAAGCTGTCAAAGTTTGGTTTGAAAAAAGGTCATCATACGATGGATCTAAGCAATATTCTTTCGAAGATTAGCCCGGGCATGCGTCATTCCCGGTTTTAGCGATGGGCAAAATGCTGATTGCTGTTGTGACTTGCCATGCTCGCCGTAACCAGGCGGTAGCGCAACGTTTTACTTGGGCAAGAGATCAGGAAAATGTAAGATTTTTCCTCGGTGGCGGGGAACCGGAGCATTCGCAGGAAGTGATTTTGCCCGTGGATGACTCGTATACTGGCCTTCCTGCCAAGGTAAAAGCGGTGATGGGCTGGGCGAGGGAGAATGGCTATGATAGTGTTCTCAAAATCGATGATGATGTTTATCTCGTCATTGACCGGATCCTTCGGGCAGGGTTCTTTCATCACGATTATGTTGGGAATTTTAGGGCGAGAAACGGTTCTTATCCTCACGACTATGCCAGTGGATTTGCCTATTATCTTAGCGGTAGGGCCGTTGGAATCATTGCA